GTACGTTCGTTGATAAAATTTATGAAATCGCCGATAGGTGGAAGTTGAGGAAGTTCGGGGTTGAGACGAGTGCGGGACAGGTTTATCTCAAGTTTCATTTAGATCAGAAGAATCTCGTTTCGAACAAGAAACTGGATATCGTCCCGCTTCGCGGAGAAGTAGAGCATCCGGATGGAACGATTACAACGAAGAAGGAATGGCGGATTAGGAACGTGCTGTCCCCGATTGCGGAGCAAGGACATTTCTTTGTCCAGCGGAAACAACAGGACTTCATCGGTGAATTTCAGACCTTCCCGCGCGGACGCTATTGCGACCAGCTAGACGCTCTTGCGTATATTCCGCAAATGCTGCGGAGTACAATGGACTACAATTTGCACATTCTACTTCAAGCCAAGAACCAACAACGTGCTACACAAGTGAACAAACCGTATTCATGGTCGAATCTTTTGAGGGTGAGGTAAATGGACCCACTTTACAAAGGTGCTATCGCGACAGCGGTCACGGCGGCAGCCGGGACTATTGTTGGCCTGCCGACCGTTGACCCGGAACACTTTTCGCCAACTACGTTTCATGGAGCAGAGCGTCTAGTCGGGTTGATTCTGTGGACAGTGATTATTCTTGAAGCTCGGTACTTCAAAGCCTGGGCGGATAAAATCCTTGGGAACGGGAAAGGTAACGGAACATGAGCAAAGCTGGTACGTTTTTGAAAGTAATCGGGCAGGTTCTTGCAGGTGGTACACAACTCCTTTCATTCGTGTTCCCGGTCTTGCGACCGCTCATGGGCGGCGGGACGTTAGTAGGAGAGATCACAACAGGCGTGAACGACTTCACTGCGATTGGGACGCAAGTTATCACCATTGAGACTGCGTTGCAGGGGAAAACGGGACCGGAGAAACTCGCTGCTGCAAGCACTCTTGTTGAGGGAGTTGTCCGGACCAGTGAGCTTGTCTCCGAGCATAAGATCGCGGACGAGGCAATGTTCATCGAGGGCTGTACTGATCTCACGAACGCGACAGTCAAGATCATGAACGCACTCGATGCGAGTGCGATAAAGACGAAGTAGCGAAGCTATGAACGAGCCAGTTCGACTCAAACTAACCGGCGACGCAGAGACGGAGTTCACTTCGCACTTGCGTGATCGTATTCGTTCGTGTCGGGATGCTACGAAACAACTGTTCGAGACGAATCTGGTTGATTGGCGGAGGATGTACGAGTCGAGACCGCTGGAGAAAACTCGGAACTTCCCCTTCCAGAATGCTAGTAATCTTGTCGTCCCGTTGATTGCGATACACTGTGATACTCTGCTCGCTCAGTTGATGGCGGCTCTCTGGAAGACGCGCCCGCTGTACGCAGTGAAACTCTATGGTCGCTACTCTGATGTCGCGGACCTGGACGAAGTCAGACAGGCTTGGGAGGAGTTCCTCCAATACTGTGCCTATGAACCGGAAGAACTTGACCTGTTCCGTGTCGAAGAAGAATGGCTCGCGGAAATATGTCGTTATGGAGCCTCGACAATCAAGGTTGCTAATGAGAAGCGTTTCCTTGATTCCTTCATTCCTTCTGGAGACGGCAGTGGTGGCCATCCGGTACGTGAGACTATTTACGACGGGCCGGTCCCGCGCAAGCTTGCGTTTGATGATTTCCTTGTGCCGACGAATTATCGTTGTCTTGAGGACTGTGATATCAAGATACATAGGACGAGGCTCACGAAGTACGAGTTGATGAACCGCCGTTATACAGGGGTCTACGACCCGGCTCGGGTTGATGCTATTCTGAAGAAGCCTGATCGGACAACGCCAAGCGTGGTCGCTCGTCAGCGGGACGAGGATGCGGATATTTCGAATACACATGGCTACGCCGAATGGGATATTCACGAGTGCTGGCTCGAATGGCGGGCGCCGAATCAGCGGTACGCACCAAGGGTAATAGCTTGGTACCATGAGAAAACGAATTCGTTGATGAATTCGATCTATGATTTCTACCCGGATCAACCGTTCGTCATGGGGCGGTTGTTGTACCGGGATGACAGTATCTACGGATACGGTCTCTGCGAGACCCTTGGGAGCATCCAAGAAGAAGTCTCGATGATCCACAACCAACGGCGGGATAATCAGACGGTGGCGAATACGAAAGTGTGGAGAGTAAATCCACTGAGTAAGCTCCACGAAGGCTACGCTATCTACCCGTCTGCAATGCTCCCCGCCGAGAAAGACGAGATCGAACCGATGCAACACGGCGAGGTCTCGACGGTGTCGATAGATGAAGAACGGTTATCCTTGGAGCTCGCCGAAAAACGTAGTGGCGTCAGTCCTCCGATGCAAGGCTTTGGCGCAGGAACGCAAGGAAAGAGAGGAGTTTATTCAGCGTCAGGAACGCTCTCATTACTACAAGAAGGAAATCGACGCACTGACCTCAATATATCCGACGTCCGATACGCACACTTACGACTGGGCCGCATTCTGTCACGGCAATATGCGTACCTCGGACTTGATTCGCGTATGCTTAAGATGTTCGGTGAGCAGGCTAAGCTTATACAAAGAGCCGCTGACTACGTCCGAGACCGCACTCTTGGACTCGCTGTCGCATCTAGTTCCGCATCCGTGAATCGGGAGATCGAGAAACAGAATGATATGATGCTAGCGCAAGTTCTAGCGAAACACTATCAAATGATCGCGAACTTGATCCAAGGCTGTACCAGCTCGCTAGCGCCCCCGCCGTTGAAAGACTACATGATCAAGACGATTGACGCAGCGGATCGTTTTATGAAAGGACTACTTCGCAGTTTTGATCGAGATGACGTCGACGCCCTCGTACCGAAGGTGGGAGATGGAAAAACTACTACGCAACTACAGCAAAGTCCTCCAATGGCTCAACCAGCCGGAGGCGGAGGAGTATTACAGTTTCCTGGTGGAATGGCGACAGGCGGCGGCGGACCGGCTCCGCAAGTCGGTGGAGCTGTCGGAATTGTGCCGGGCACAGGGACAGTTGGTGGTTCTGGAACGACTCCTGGACCTTAAGCACGAACTTCGTGACTACGCAAATAAGATTGCACGTGGCGAAGTAACACCGAAAAAGGAGGAGGTAAAAATCAAATGAAATGGGGTAAGAAAGACATCGACGATGTTGATCTACCGGAGATTCTTCGTGGTAAGACACCCGAACAGGTTGCGGCGGACCTGGCAGAGCGAGAAACTCTTAAGACACGTGTGGCGGCGCTCGAAGGAAGCAATGCGGACGTGGCGAGCAAGTTTGAGTCGTTCACGAACACATTGAACACGGTGAACGAGAGGTTGAGTCAGATTACGACGAGAGCCGAAGGCGGGGGTGGGAACGGTGGAGGAAACAATCAAGACCCTCCTGAGAAATCTAGTTTCCTCGTTGACCCGGATCGGGCGTTCAACGAACGCGCAGCTCCGCTAGTGAACTTGACGTTGCAAACGGCAGCGGTTACCGCCCGCAACGCTGCGTTGCAAGCGGCGCAACAGAGGCAGCGGACGCTCAAAGGGAATCTCGATGGACTAATTTTCGAGAAGTTCGGAACCGAAATCGACGAACTCTCGAAGGGTGTAGCCGCTGTTCAGCTCGCTAACCCTGCAACGTGGGAACATCTTTTCTTCAACGTGAAAGGCCGACACGCTGACGAGATCGTTTCGCAGAACCGGGAAGGAAAAGGCGATTTCTTCGTGGAGCCGACCAAGGTCGCTGCGGGGTCGCAGGATAACACAGGGGACAGACTCACACCACTTGAAGAAAAAATCGCGAAGCGAATGGGTGTTAAGCCTGAGGACTACGTAAAACAACGAAAGGCCGGGAGTGATCTCCCGTCGGGTATAGCTATATGACAGATGGAAAAGTGATGACGAATGCAACTGTAACGCAAGCTACTGCACCGGTGAATGTGTCTCCGCCGGCGGCACCCGCAACGGCGACAGCCCCACCGACGATAGTCGCTCAGGACCTTGTCGCCCCGGACTTTCTCCATTTCCGTCCGGTCAACCCCGCCCACGCGCTTCGTTGGATGAATCGTGTCGCGGGGAACGGGACTCGCTACGACGCCGGTCGTGCAATGGGGTATCGGAATGCTACGCTTGTGGACATAAGTAAAGAGACTCCGGTCCCAGCAGCGTACATACAAAACAACGCAATCATCAACGGGGATATTATCCTGATGATCGTTGACAAAGCAAAGTACGACGGTGCTTTGAAACAGAACGAAGAGCGTGCGCTGGCCCGGCTGAAGCCGTCCGTGGCTATGGCCACCGGTGCACAACAGCTTGGTAACGCCCTCAACGAAGTTGACGGCTCGCCGCAGAACAAAGCTAAGATCAGTTTATTCCCGGCGACTCGATAACACGCGACGTGCAGCGGCACGGAAGCGTAGTCTAACAAGGAGGTAACACGAAGTGGCCAGTAGTGAAATACACGCTGTTCAAACACTATCCGGCAACCAGCCGCGCATGAGGCGTATTATTGAGGAAGCTACTCAGACGTTCTTGCCCGGCACGCCGGTTCAGTTGAACGCAGTAGACGGCGGTATTCAGGCGTGGGACGGGGTAACGATTGCTGCTGGAATCGCGGGATTCTCCGCGGAGCCTGCAAGCAATTTGACGACGCTAGGAACAGCAAAAACCCTAACATTCGGCGCTGTTCCTTTCGAAGCCTCGGCGGTAAATATTCCACGCGGAGCACCGTACAACGATGGCATGGTCGGGTTCGAGGTCGCGACGGATGACAACGTTTTCAAGGGTCAGGTTGGTCCTGCCCAAGTTGCTGTCGCTGCTGATCTCGGAAAACAGTATGGCATGACCAAAGATGCGGACGGTCATTGGTACGTTGACCGGACAAAGAATAATCCTGGTGTAAACACGATTCTTATAGTCACGAAATTAGATCCACAAGACCAATCTGCGACCCCGCGAGGTGTTTATTTTCAGATCTTGACACCCGCGTCGCAGATGCCTGGATAAAGGAGACTGACGAACATGATGGTACGAGGAAATTTCGCACAGCTCATGGCTCCCGGTCTTCATTCATTGTTTGTGCAATGGACCGATCTGTCGCAACGGGAGCTTGAGTATCCGCATGTCTTCCATGAGGAAACGTCATCCCAAGCATTCGAGGACGAAGTCGAGTTCGCAGGGCTTGGACCAATGGTCAAAAAACCAGAGGGCGAAAGCGTAGCGTACGTCGACGGACTCCAGGGCGGAACATTACGATACCAACATTTCACCTACGCCCTCGGTTGCAGAATGTCCTTCGAGCTTTTCGAGGACGATCAGTACAAGCTCATCAATCAAGTTCCGAAGGCGCTTTCGCGGAGTGCGATTTTCACGCGCGAGCAAGTTGCTTGGAACGTTTTGAACCTCGGGTTCACCACGCAGACTACCATCGACGGGCTTTCGCTGTTCAACACAGCACACCCGCTCCTCGGCGGTCCTGCGGCGACGACAGTCGGTCCCGGCCTGACGGCCTATGTCGCGGCAGCGGGGACGTTCCCTAACAGGCCAACGGTCGACGTTGATTTATCCTTCGTCGCGATTCAGGTCGCGATTAACGAGTTCGAGCGGTTAATCGATGGTCAAGGCTTACCGATCATGGTCAAGCCGCGACACTTGATTATCCCACCGGAACTGAAGTTCATCGCTCGGGAAATACTCGGTTCCCCGAACAAACCGTATACGAGTGACAACGAAATCAACTCCTTGATCCGTGAGGATTTGGACTTCTTTATCTGTCACTACTTGACCTCGCGTAGCGCGTGGTTCTTGCTCAGTGACAAAGATTCGCACAGGATCAAGTTCTTTACCAGGCAAGCTCTGGATGAGGATTATGCTGATGATTTTGACACCCGCTCACTCAAAACGATTGCGTGGGAACGCTACTCTGTCGGAGCCACCGTCTGGTACGGAACCTGGGGATCAAACGGCCCGTAGTACAAGGAGACAAATGAACATGAAAAAACTACTCGTACTACTCGCTTTGCTCCTCGCTTTCGGTTCCGTTGCGAATGCACAACAGTTCATTCAGTCGCAGACTCTAACAAGCACCGCTGCGGCTACGAACTACGGTGCGATGCAACAGAACTCGAACGTTGTTACTCACGTTCTGACATGGACAGCGGCTGCTGGCACGGGCGCGATTTCGTCCTGTACACTTCAGCTCCAGTCCTCGTCAGATTCCATTTCGTGGTCGAGTCTAGGGCTTGCACAAACGTGCACGACGACCGGTTCGTACGCAACTACTGGAGCGTTCACGTATGTGAGGGTCACGACAACAGCGGCTACGCTAACCGGGAACGCAACGCTGTCGTTTACGTACCTTGGGTATACCAATCAGCAGAGTATCGCTGATGGGATATTCAACGTACCGTTGGGGTCTTGTGGCTTGTCCGTGCCCACGACTGGCGTTTGGGCCGCGGGACCGGCGAGTGCCGGGACGTACGTTGGTCCTCTCGTTGTTCGAGCAGCCGCAGGCGAACCGGTTCTTCAGGGAACCACCACTGCTGCTCCTTCAGCGATTGTACTCGATTGCGACCTGACTCCGCCTAGTCGGACTACGGCTGGTAAGTCAACAATCGTGACCGGGTACCAACTCTGGTACGGTGTAGCAACGACAGCACTTACGTCAATCACTGCACCGGTAGTCAGTGTGGTTACGTTTCCTCTAACCGGTGGAACCGCTGCTGGTGTTGTCACGACGCCTGCGGGCACAATAACACTCAACCCAGTAGCCCCGATTCTGACGACGTCGGTTTCTGGTGCTTGTCAATCACAGAACGCGAGCTTTGCTACGCCTGTGATTCTAAGCGCCTTGAATCAAAAACTCACGACAACGTGGGTTTTTAACCAAAGTGCGTCAGCCGCAGAAATCTTTCAGCTCTGCGGGGTACAAGTGTTCTACGCAAGCGTTACGCAGTAAAGAGGTGTGTTGTGCCGAATCAAGCTCATAGTGGTTTTCGCGGCGACCCCTGGCACCATTGTGATAGGTGCGGTTGCGATTACCATACAAGTGAGCTAAAGCCGCAGAAGGGTCTGTTAGTGTGCAGGAACTGTGTTGACGGACTGCTTGTAGAAGAACGAAGCAGTGTCATACAGCAGGTGCTTGCTAATAGACCCGATGCGCCTCCGGCGTTTGTGTTGCAGGAGCCAACTTTTGAAGAAATCGAAGATTTGATTATCTGAAGGAGACAGCCGTGGCCCATCAAGCTGACAAGTTCTACGCCGACACCCCACACGTGGGTGGTTGGCTTCTCTACGACGCGACAGCGGTTACGCCGTTTAGCGCGAATTTGGTTCTAACACGCAACGCGCTCGGGGATTATTCGTTGAATCGGACAAGCCAAGGGGCGGAGACGTATAATATCGTTGCGCCGATTGGGACCGCGATTCACCGTTTGATTGAGGCCCAAGGACTACAGCACCCCGGCGAAGGCCCGTACACGACGGCGGCTGGCTACATCGGAGATGGGTCTGTCGGTCCGATTCCGCTTCCGGGGTTTCCGCCGTTGACAGGAACGCAGCTCGGGACCATTCCGACAACATGGCCTGCCAAGGGCGTGCAGATTACGGACGTAGCAGCTTGCTACCAGGTCACGGTCGCGAACGCGACATCGGCGGCGCTGTCGTTGAATCAGACGGTATTCGGGAATAATCTTGCGAATGTGATTAACAACTTCCCGATTGCCGCTACAGCGTTACCGCTCGTAGCACAGGCGAATCCGTACGTAGTTGTACGTGCTGTTACGACTCCGACGTTCAACAATACTGATCTGAGCGAGATGACAGCGGAGCTACAGATCGTTCTCCCGAACCTGGCGGTTCTGCGGATTTATTGGGTCGGGGTACATGTAAACTTCAACTACGATTAACTAGGGGCCTCCGGTGACGGACAATATTCTCAGTGCTAAAGTAGAACGGCTCGCTGTTGCTATCGCGCGGGCTGAAGGCTTTTTCGTAGAGGGTTCGCTTCCACAACGGGCTAACAACCCTGGTGACATGGAACTTGGGAACCGCGGTTGGGGCACGATGAGTGCGAAAACCGTCTACGCGAAAGCGGATATTAACGCGGATATTAACGATCACGTTGATGGTTGGTCCGCGCTTCGTAGGGAATGTACGGCCATTCTAACTGGTGCATCCGCGGATTACAATGTCAACTTCACGTTCATTGAGCTTGCTGCGAAGTGGACCGGCGGGGATAGTCCAGAAACGTGGCTTGATACTGTTCTCCAACACCTTGGCGTTGAGATGACGATGACACTTCGTGAGTATGTACTTGCACCATGAAATTTTTCATTATCAGCGAATCCGGGGACGGAGTCGGTCTTGCCCTTAAGCTCGAAGAGGAAGGACATGAAGTGTCGTTGTACATTCGAGACGACGAAGCCTCGAAACGCGGAGCGGGTTTGCTTCGTGGAAAGAAAGGTTCTACTATCACCGATGACACTATCGTGATCGCAGATTGTACCGGGAATGGCGTTTTCTGCGACGCGCTCCGCATGAGCGGCTACGCTGTCCTTGGCGGATCGAAGATTGCGGACAAGCTTGAAGCTGATAGACAGTACGCCACTGAGGTCATGAATTCCTGTGGGATCAAAACGCCAGAAACGAAGTTCTTCGACTCATGGGACGAAGCACAGGCTTACGCCACTGACACCGAAGACCGTCTCGTCTTTAAGCCCGAAGGTGACTTGTCTGGAGTTGTTCCCTCTTATGTGTCCAGTGGACAAGAAGATATGCTCGAAATGCTTGGTATCTACGCCGCACAAAACCCAAAATCTGTGCCCGCGTTTGCTCTTCAACATTGGATCGAGGGGACCTGTATCAGTACCGAGTGTTGGTATAATAGTCTGGGATTTCTGAGACCTTTCAATCATACACTCGAAAGAAAACAGTTGATGAACGGTGATCTTGGTCCGAGCGGTGGTTGTTCCGGCAACGTCGTTTGGGCCTGTGAGGGCTGTGAGATTTGTGACGCTACTGTGGAAAAGCTTGATTCTTTTCTTAATAGTGTCCGCTGGCGTGGTCCTATTGATGTCAATGCTGTTGTTAATGAGTCTGGTGTATATGGACTTGAATTTACCCCACGTTTTGGGTATGACGCTACGCCGACGTTGTTGTTATCATTGCTTAGCATCGAACTCGGTGAGTTCTTCGCTGCGGTTGCACAAGGGACTGCGGTGGAGGTTTCGTTGAAAGAAGACTTCGCAGCCGGGCTTCGGGTAACGGTCCCGCCGTGGCCGTCGGAGAAGTTTCCTTCGGACGAGGGTGTGCCGATCCGGTGGTTGAAAAGTTTCAAGAAATTCTATCCCTACGACGTCATGTCCGACGCCGAGGGCAATTTTTGCACTGCCGGCGGATACGGGATCACTGGCGTCGCCCTTGGGTACGGATCGAAGATTGATGAAGCCTGCAAAGCAGCACAAAGCATCGCTGATCGTATTCAGCTTGCTGACAAGCAGTATCGAACTGATCTAGCAGAGATTTTCACGAAGGACTTTCGGAGATTGCAACGTGGCTTTTCCGCCAGCGTTTGATAGGGCTTTTGACGAGACATTCCCGCCGGACACGCAGTTAGCGAATTTGCTAGGTTCGGATCTCAGGAACCTGAAAACTGATATCCGCGAACGCCTGGCGCTACAGAGTGGTATCCTGGCGAACCGTCCGTCCAATATGGACGCCGCCTTTGGCGGGGCGGGTTATGGAACTATCTACATATCAACGGACACGAATCAAGTATTCCAATGGAACGGAGCAGGATGGACGGATATTACAGTATCATTATCGCTACCAAGAATTCCCACTGTTGGTGGTGTCATTCTCAATCCAACAAGCGCTGCTACTCCAGTTATTTGGCGCGCGCCGTACGCATGTACAGTAACAAACGTTCGCGGTTACCGTGACGGTGGAACAGGTGCTGTCGTGAATGCAAATAACAACGGAGTTCCGTTGCTTGCAGGGAACCTATCACTGGTTGGTGCCGATGCTTGGACGGATGGTGGTGCTATTACAGGCGCCGCGGTTGCATCAGGAAATGCTATTCAGTTGCAGTTTGTCAGCTTCGCTGGT